GCCGTCGTATGGGTACGTCAGATGCTGTTCGTAAACTAACCGGTAAAGCTCGTGTTGCAGCAACAGAAGAAACAAATGAATGGCCAATTTATGCACGTATCAAAGAAGCTCGTGATGCGCATATGAAAGGTGCTACGCCACCAGAAGCAATCGACTCTAAAGCTTCAAAGGGTGAAAAAGATTTTAAGGCAATGCATAAGGTAGATGACAAACGTGGAATGGAAGATCAATCACATGATGATGTTTCCAAAGCAGGTCGTGTAACTAAAAAGGCTCCTGGAAGAAATGGAGATAATAAAGCTGGTGATAAAATGCAAGCGCCAGTAGATACAACGAAAGGTTAAGATAATGATTAAAGGTCCAAAAGGTGCAGTTCCAACTCTGCGTGGATGGGCTCATGAACGTACTGGTGAGCTACTTAAAAGTCAAAAAATTTCTCAAAAAGCAATTGATGAATGGTATGGAATACGAGTTGAAGAACATGTTGAGCCTGCTCCAGAACCAGTTGTTGAACCAATTATTGTAGATGAAAATGATGTTATTTCTGATTTAAATGAAGATGGTATAATTGATGAATTAGAAAGCATGACAAAAAATGAATTAGAAGAATATGGTAGAGAACACGGTGTCGAACTAGATCGTCGTAAGAATAAAAAAACAATGATTGAAGATTTGAGAGCGCATTTAGAGACTTAAATGAATGAAATTTGAGCTGACAGAAGAAAATCTTTTCTTATATGCAGCCAAGAATTATTATAATCCTAAGTATATTGATGCTGAATCGTTTGAAGAAGATTTAAAAAGATTTAAATATATTAAAAGACTGTGTAATAGATATATAGAATCTGATAAATTATCTGAAAGACTTTTATTGAATCATTTGATCGTAGTGTTTAATGTTTTTGGTGTTGAAGCTGCAAAGAAAATATTGAATTTAAAATTAGATAATGAGCATTGGCCAATAGTAAAACCATTTTTATTATATCTAAATTATATTAAAAATAATGAATATGTCGATGTATCTATGGATCAATATGTAGTAAGCGCTTTAAGGAAAATTTGATGGGAATAATTAAAAGAGCTGGTGACTTAGTCTATACGTTTAGATTTTTAAGGCTTCTTACAACTAATTTTGAAGATACCGAAGCTTTTAAATTAGGCATCATTGATAAAGATGGTAAAAGACTAAAATCTTTCAATCTAAACGACATGGAGAATAGAGATAATTATAGAGATTACTATACTCCATTCCACAGACTAGTCTTTAATATAAAAAAATTACTTTCTAAAGCTCCTGGTGGGGATACTAAAATTGCATCTTATGCAGCAGCTTTATATTTACTTAAAGAAAAATTTGGTGTAAGTGAAACTCAGATAGAGCATGGTTTAAAAAAATCAGGTATAAATACAATTGATTTTATGACCGAAGGATCTAAATGGTTTTTGCTTGAAAACAATCAACTGTCTCCAGGACGTTATAAAATTAAACATGCTAAAGTTTTATCCAATACCCTAGATGATATTGTCAGAGAAAAAGATTGGATTATAGTAGGTGAAGATGCATATCCAATTGGAACCATTTTTGGATTAAATATTTATGAAGTAAAACACAAAAGCACAAACCAAAATATTTATGTAACAGTAGACGAGTTGTTAGCATGACAAAAATTAAAGAAGAATCACCGGCAACTTCTATTGGAAACGCTTCAGTTTCTTTACCACCAACAGCTAAATTTAATCCAAAGGTTGTAGTTGATCGCCGGCATAAAAAAGGTAAAACTGTTTTACTAAAAAGGTTCAGAAAGTATATGGACGATAAAAATGGCTAAATTATATTTGATGCTACTTTTAGTAAGTTTATTCAGCGGAGTTGGATATGCTGGATATTCTTATTATATGTGGTCTCAAGAAACAATTGGAACTTTACGTGAAAATAATGTAAAGTTAAAGACAGCTGCAGAGACACTACAAAACACTGTAGAAAAAATGGCAGCTGATGCTAAAAAGAATGAAGAACTAAATCGTAACTTGACTAAAAGATTGCAACAATCGCAAGAACACCTAGACAAATTAAGAGGTGTATTTGCTAAAATTGATTTGACTATGGAGGCATTAACAAATGCACAAGGACTTGAAGACAGAGTTAACAACGCCGTTAACAAACTTATTGGGCGGATCCAAGATGAAACTACTCCTCCTAGCGATGAGCCCGCTTCTACTGACAGCGTGCGGGGTGAGGACGCCGGAGCCGGAAGTAGTAGTAACAACTGAATACCAGGAACAAAATATTCCTATTCAAGAACGACCTAAAGCTGTAGAGTTTCCTCCAGTTGATTGGTATGTCATAACAGAAGAAAACCTTGAAGAAAAAATTCAAGAAATTAATTCAAAAACTGGTAATGTAGTTGTCTTTGCTATTACACCAAAAGGTTATGAAAATCTTGCACTTGGTATTGCAGAATTGCGGCGCTATGTAAAAGATCAGCAAGCAATCATTGGATATTATGAAGAAGCTTTAACTCCTACTGAGCCTACTCCATCCACTTCAGAAAATCAGTAGATTTATTATAACACATATTTTTAAGATGTAAACATGCTAAATGAGCTGAGTGATTATTTTTTTAGTAATAAAATCTATGAAAAACTTCATATTGACAAAGAAGGCTCTTTAGAAGAAGATGATAAGTTTTCTTTTGATACGCCAAGAGTAGTATCTCCAAATTTTTGCTCATCAATGATTTATTTTGAGCCATTTATTTTTGATTGGTGTCAACAAGTAGCATCAATAACAAATGCAATAGGGACTGCGTTAGCAGTATACTATCCACCTGGAGGCTATCTTGGCTGGCATACAAATGATGATTGTGTTGCTCATAATTTAATACTAACATATAGTGCTTCTGATAAAAGTTATTTTGAATCAAGACAAAAAAGAATATATGATACTAAAGGATGGTCTATAAAAATTAATGAATTTAATAGAGATTCTTCTTGGCATCGAGCTATAGCAATAGACCATCGGATAACTTTTGCTTTCATCTATGATACTAAAGAAAAAAGGGATATAGCAGTAAAAAAATTCAATTTTACCGATGTTCAAAATTGGAAATCAAATATATAATACTACCAGAAAATAATGCTACTAATATGCGCAAACAAATTTTGTGCATGTTATTTTTTACACATTTAAAGAGGTTCTCTCCATGCTAAAAGTTGTTCCATCAAATTCAGACGTAAATACAAGACACCTAATGTCACAAACAAAGTTTTATGAAGGATATAGTAGATGGAATGATGAAAAAGACCGATATGAAACATGGGAAGAAGCAGTAACTCGTGTAATGAATATGCACCGAGAAACTTACAAAGACAAAATGTCTCCTGAATTATCTTTACTTATTGACGAAGCAGAATCACTATATAAACTACAATATGCTCTAGGGGCTCAACGTGCATTGCAATTCGGCGGTGAACAACTGAAAAAACATCAGATGAGAATGTACAATTGTACTTCATCATATGCAGATCGTCCAGCATTCTTTGGCGAGCTATTTTATATCCTTCTCTGTGGGGCTGGCGCCGGCTTCTCAGTGCAGAATCATCACGTTGCTAAGTTGCCTGATGTCGCGGAGAGAAAGAAACAGGCAAAGGGCTACGTGATTGAGGACTCAATTGAAGGTTGGGCAGATTCGCTATCAGTTTTAATGTCATCATACTTTGTTGGTGGTGGTACTCACCCAGAGTTTGAAGGTCGTAAAGTTTATTTTGATTTGCAAAACATTCGTCCAAAAGGCGCTAAGATTTCTGGTGGATTTAAAGCACCAGGACCAGAGCCACTACGTAAGGCCTTAGATAAAATTGAACATATGATTCAGGGTGTTGTACTATCTGGACGTAATAGACTAAAACCAATTGAAGTATATGATATTGCTATGCATGCTGCGGATGCAGTGTTGGCAGGTGGCGTTCGTCGATCCGCAACAATTTGTTTATTCAGCCCAGATGATGAGGAGATGATTAATGCTAAAACTGGTAATTGGTTTACTGATAATCCTCAGCGTGGCCGTTCTAACAATAGTGCAGTTATTGTTAGAGATGAGATCACAAAAGAAGAATTTAAAAAGATTATGGGCTCGATCAAAGAGTTCGGTGAACCTGGTTTCTACTTCGTCGAAGATAAAGACTTCACCACAAATCCTTGCGTGGAGATTGGAATGTATCCGCAGCTTGATGGACAATCCGGATGGCAAGGATGTAACCTCACAGAAATTAATGGTGGNAAGTGTACAACAAAAGAAGAGTTCTTNAAAGCCTGTCGAGCAGGAGCAATCATGGGAACTCTCCAAGCTGGATACACAGACTTCAAATATCTTAGTGAAACATCTAAAGCAATCTTTGAACGCGAAGCGCTCTTAGGCGTATCAATTACTGGTTGGATGAATAATCCTGATGTATTGCTTGATAGCGATATTCAGCAACAAGGCGCGGAAATCGTAAAGGCAGTAAATAAAGAAGTAGCAGAACTAATTGGTATTAATCCAGCAGCTCGTACTACTTGCGTTAAGCCATCTGGTAACGCCTCAGTTCTACTCCAGACGGCCTCTGGCATTCACGCAGAGCACGCTCCAATGTACCTAAGACACATTCAGTTGAACAAAGAATCAGAAGTAGCGCAACTCATCTCGAAGGCAAATCCTTACATGGTTGAAGAATCAGTATGGTCTTCAAACAATACTGATTATTGTATTGCTTTCCCAATTATATCACCAGAAGATTCAATTTATCGTGAAGAGCTTTATGGCGTAGATCTTTTAGAAAAAGTTAAAAAGGTTCAACAAAACTGGGTAGAAGCAGGTACTAATGAAGAGTTATGTGCTGATCCTCGTGTTCGTCATAACGTATCAAATACAGTTACAGTAATGCCACATATGTGGTCTCAAGTAGAGGATTATGTATATGACAACCGCCATAGTTTTGCTGGTATTAGTTTCTTGGCTGGGTCTGGTGATAAAGACTTTGCTCAAGCCCCAATGACTGAAGTAATGTCTGAAGAAAAGATTGTAAAGAAATATGGTAAAGCTGCTCTTTTTGCATCTGGCCTTATTGTTGATACTCGTAAGCAAGGATTCAGAGATTTATGGGAAGCTTGTTCAGTAGCACAAATGCCAGAAGAATGGAGAGGAGAAGTTTCTGATATTCGAGCCGAATGGATCCGTAGGTTTAAAAAGTTTGCAGACAACTATTTTATGGGTGATACGAAAGAAGCTGAATATTGTTTAAAGGATGTATTTAATCTTCATAAATGGTCTAAGATTCAACAAAACTTTTCTCCAGTAGATTTTGTTACTCAACTAAGTGAAAAACGTTTTACAGATATAGATACAATGGGTGCCGCGGCATGTCAAGGCGGCGCCTGCGAAATTACATTTTAGGAGTTAATGTATGATTAGTGAATTAGGCGAGAACCCAAATTCTTGGTATGCGCAATGTGATGCGTGTAACGTTGTAACACTCGTGATTTTTAATAAAAAAGAGTATAATGCGGAATATTGTCCGAGCTGTGGACATCTTGCTGATTGGGGTAAAAGTGATGATTTTGATGAGGCTTCAGAGGAGTTTTACTTGATGGCTAAAGCAGCGGTGGATGATGATGGTCCAGAGTCGTGGGTATAAACTAGAGAAAATATAATATAAATGTGGTATTATAACGGACAGCCTTTCGATCAGGCTCCGGAAGAATATCATGGGTTTGTCTATATGATTCATGATTTGCGCAATAGTAAAAAATATATTGGCAAAAAATTCTTTTGGAAACCAAAAACACTTCCTCCTCTTAAAGGTAAAAAGAGAAAAAGAAGATCTATAGTAGAAAGTGATTGGAAAAAATATTATGGATCCAATGCTGAGTTACAAGATTTAGTTGAACAATCTGGGCCAGATAATTTCAATAGAGAAATACTCAAACTTTGCAAGACAAAAGGCGAATGCTCATATTATGAGATGAAATATCAATTCATGTTTGATGTTCTACTAAAACCAGATGAATACTACAATTCTTTTATTGGAGGAAAAATTCATCGAAAGCATATTTTAGGTTTACAATCAGATGAAAATATGATAGAATAAGATCATGATTAAAGGAGATTTATCATGATTATTATTGACTACAATGGCATTGCAATCAGCAATATTGTAACTCAAAAGCTTGACATTGATGAAAACTTAATTCGTCATATGATTCTAAATTCTATTCGTATGTACCGATCTAAATTTAAAGATAAATTTGGTGAGGTAGTAATTGCAAGTGATGCTGGTAACAATTGGCGATATCAAGCATTTCCACAATACAAAGCATCTCGTAAGAAAAACCGTAAAGAATCCAAAATGGATTGGAACGAAGTCTTTCGTATTACCAATATGGTGTGGGATGAGCTTACAGAAAATTTCCCATATAAAACAATTAAGGTTAATGGCTGTGAGGCTGATGACATTATTGGTGTCCTTGCATACAATACTCAAGAGTTTGGTCAACATGAAGATGTTATGATTATTTCTGCTGATAAAGATTTTGCACAATTACAAAAATTTGACAATGTGTCACAGTTTTCTCCTATGCAAAAGAAATATATAAAAGTAGAACATCCAAGAAAGCAATTACTAGAATTGATTTTAAAGGGTGATACATCTGATGGCGTACCCAATGTATTGTCGGGAGATAATGTGTTTGTAGACGGTGAAAGACAGACTCCATTACGTAAGCCAGTTATGGAAGCGTTAATGGAAGATCCTTCTTCTCAAGGACCTGATGTTCTACGGAACATTCAGCGAAATCGTAAACTCATTGATCTTAGTTCAACTCCACAAGAATTAAAAGACGAGATCTTGAGCTGTTTTAATAGCCAAGATAAATATGAATATAGAGGTAAGGTATTTCCTTATCTAGTTGAAAAACGTTGTCGACGTTTAATAGATGATATTAAGGATTTTATTTGATGGTTAATAAAGTTTCACTACATGTGTTCGAGATTATTGATAAAGCTCAAAAGGCTAAAACTCGAAAAGAAAAAATTACAGTTTTACAAGAGAATGAATGTTGGGCTTTAAAAGATTTTTTACGTGGTTCTTTTGATGATATTGTTCAATGGAATCTACCTCCAGGGGCGCCACCATATGAACCAGCGAAAGAAGATTCAGTTCCATCTTCTTTACATAAACAGCATACAAAATTTAAGCATTTCGTAAAAGGGCTTGAGGGTGACAAGCTCCCTAGCATTCGCCGTGAGCGGATGTTCATTGATATGTTAGAAGCGATTCATCCAACCGACGCTGATTTACTAATTAAGATGAAAGACAAAGAACCTATGGGAGGAGGCATCACAAAAAAATTAGTACAAGAGGCATTTCCTAAACTCATAGTAAAATAAAAATAGGAGATTGCATGACTGCTCAGTTTGAGAGACTCAATCAAGACGTTGCTGAACTAGAAACATATATTCAAAAACTCAAAAAGAGAAAGAGGGTAGATGAAAGTTTAATAAGTAAACTAAGAAAGAAAAAAGAGTTTTTAATTAATCATATAACTGAGAAACAATACTTAATGCAATAGGAGGTCAATCCAGTCGGGATCTCCCATCCCGACTGGTAACCTAGGAAAAAATTATGCCAACATATACATTAAAAGATTTGAAAACATTAGATCAATGGGATATTTTTTGTTCTTATGAAGAACTACAAATTATCTTAAACGAATTACCAAATGTCCAACAAGTATTATCC